AATGTTCTTATTGATGTAATCATTGAAAAGGCTCTAACAAAAAACGGTGATAAGATGTTTGGTTTAGAGCATAAACTACCTTTTAAGGTCAAAGCCGATACAGATATCATAGCCCGAGTTGCTACTCAGATTATGAGAAATGAAGATGGCTCATCCTTAAAAAAAAAGTAAAAGAAACTCCAGAAATTTATAATGTCTTGGCTATAGCCGAGAGACTTCATAAGAGCGTTGCAGAAGTATTGCAAATGTCTACTTATGAGTTTATGTTGTGGTTAGGTTATTTCGAATTACAGAAAGAAGAACTTGATACACAACGAAGATTAGCACAACATGGCAAACGATAAAAATCTCAATATTAATATTGTTGCAAAGGATAAAACGCAACAAGCTCTACAATCTGCGCAAACTAATCTACAATCAACCAAAAATTCTGTAATTAATCTTAAAAATGCCTTAGTAAGTCTTGGAGCAGGATTAGTTCTTAAATCCTTTGTAGATGTTGGAAATCAAGTAGAAAATCTACAAGTAAGACTAAAATTCCTATTTGGTAGTGCTAAAGAAGGTGCAAGAGCCTTTGATGAGATGGCAAAATTTGCAGGAAAAGTTCCCTTTTCTCTTGAAGAAATTCAACAAGGTGCAGGTGTTTTATCCGTAGTTAGTAAAGATGCTGATGAACTTGCTAAGATTATGGAAATCACAGGTAATGTTGCTGCAGTTTCTGGTTTAGATTTCCGCACCGCATCCGAGCAAATTCAGAGATCATTATCAGCAGGTATTAATGCTGCAGATCTATTTAGAGAACGAGGTGTTAGAGAGATGCTTGGTTTCAAAGCAGGTGCAACAGTTTCTATTGAAGAAACTAGAGATGCTTTGATTAAGGTATTCGGTCCAGATGGTGAGTTCGCAGGAGCAACAGATGATTTAGCAAATACCCTACAAGGTACTTTATCTATGATAGGGGATAAATATTTTAACTTTCAAAAACAAGTAGCCGAAGAATTTTTTGATGAACTTAAAAAAGAGTTTGGTGATTTAGACAAAGCTCTTGCAGAAAATGAAGATGTAATTAGATCGGTTGCAGAAGCAACAGGACGAGTATTAGCAGGTGCGATTACTAAAACCGCAGATGCTTTTAGATTTATTAATGAAAATATAGAAGAATTTAAGAAAATAGGATTAACAGTAGCTATATTTGCCACGACAAAAGCAATGGCAGGATTAACAATAGCAGTCGGTAGAACAACGCTTGCTTTTATGACAATGAGCAAAGTTTCAAGAACTACATTCATAGGATTTTTGGCTGCTGCAGGATTTGCAATAGCAAGTTTTACAGGTCATTTAGATAAAATGTTTGCAATATTTAATAAACCAAAAGGCTTTGAAGAGCTCCGAATGGAAGCTGAAATGTTAAGAGTTTCAATAGATGCTTTAGACGATAGTTTAGATCCAAATTTTACTAGAGTTCAAATGGAGGCTTCTAATCTAAAAAGACAAATGAGGCAATTATTAGAAACTTTAGATCCTACTACAGAAGAATTTAGACTTTTAAAAGAAGAATTAGATTTAGTTAATGAAGCATTAGAGAATATTGAGTTTGGTAAAATAACAATAGAAACAGAAAAACTTGGCGGTGCATTTCAATTTTTAAAAGACAGTGCAGGTGAGTTTAAAGAAGGCTTTAAAGAAGCTATGGATAAAGATGTATTCTCTGGTTTCCAAAAAGCAGGGGAAACTGCATTTAAATCATTAAAGAAAATGCTCACAGATTTTGTCATTACAGGCAAAATGAATATGAATGATTTTAAAAGAGCAGTATCAACAGCAATCATAGAAGCATTAATTGGTGAAGCAGTAAGTGCTGCAATAGCAAAAGCTAAAACAATATTCAAAATGGATGCAATTAAAAAAGCATTAATAAATGTTTATGAAGCAGGAACAAAAGCATTAGCATCTGTGCCACCGCCATTTAACTTTGCTTTAGCAGGTGCTGTAATTGCAGGTGGTTTAGGAATGGTTAATAAAATTAGAGGTTTTGAAAAAGGCGGTAGACCTACACCTGGGCAGGTTGCATTAGTAGGTGAAAAGGGTCCAGAGTTATTTGTTCCAGATAGTGCAGGAACAGTTATTCCTAATAATCAATTAAAAGGCGAAACAAATGTAAACATTACAATCATGGCAAATGATACAGAAGGCTTCGATAACTTATTGATTAAAAGAAGATCAACTATTATTAATGTAATCAATGATGCTCTTAATTCACAAGGTAGAGAGGCTATAATCTAATGAGTGGTACATATCCAACAAGCCCAATATTTAGATCATTAGGTTTTGCTAGTGAACAAAAAACTATTACATCTACTACGGATAGTGGGAAGATGTTTAGTGTTCAAGTAGATGGTCAAAGATGGAAATTTTCAGCTTCATATCCGCCTATGACAAGACAAAGATTCGCACCTGTTTATGCTTTTATTATTAAACAGAGATCACAAAAAGAAACATTTACCATAGTACCACCTGTAATCTCTAGTGCTAGAGGACATGAAGTAAATAATGTTGCGGTAAATGGAGCTCATAGTGCAGGTGATACAACGATTACTGTTGATGGGCATCATAACAATTCAAGCGGAGCCTTCCTTGCAGGTGATTTAATTAAATTTGGTGGACACGATAAAGTTTATATGATTGTTGAAGATGTTAATCCTGTTGCAAACGCATCAACATTAACTATTGAGCCACCATTAAGAGAAGCTTTAGCTGATGATGAAACAATAACCTACGATGATGTTCCTTTTACAGTAAGGCTTACAAACGATATCCAAACATTTAATACTGACGACATTGATATTTATAGATTTGAAGTAGATTTTATTGAGGCTCTATAATGGCTAGAGGTTTATCAAGTTCATTAAAAACAGAATTAGCTAATCAGAATATTAAACCTATTCTTTTAGTAGAATTATTATTCCCTACTCCACAGAGATTAACAAATCATTATAAAGATATTACTCATAATTCTAATACATACTCGGCAAGTGGGCATCTTTTGAATATTACTAATAAATCAGAAAGCGCAGAAATAAATGTATCTAATTTTACTGTTACCTTATCTGCGGTTGATAGTGCGTTTACTTCTATTGTTTTAAATAATGTTGTTTCAAATGATGAAGTAAGTATTGATATTGGATTACTCAACGGATCAGATGCTCTCATAGATACTTACAACTATGACAAAGGTTTTATTGAGAGTTTTAGAATAGACACAGAAAAAGGTTTATTAACTTTAATATGCACATCCCATTTCTCTGATTTCAGTAGAATTGCAGGAAGAAGAACTAACGAAGGATCACAACAAAAGTATTTTGCTAGTGATAGAGGTTTTGAGTTTTCAGCATTGACTGTTCAAGATATTAAATGGGGTAGGGCTTGATTGAGGTTATTGAGTTTCTAAAAAAATTTAAAGAATATCATCAATACTCAAACCAAGACTTAAAACACCATCTTCACCCAAGTTTTACACTAAATCAGTATAAAATATTCAAAGACAAAGAAATTACAGGATTTGTAAATTGGGCATTTCTTAATGAAATAACCAAAAATAAATTTCTGCATCATGGAGTCATTGATTATGGTAATTGGAAATGTGGCGATAATTTGTGTGTTGCTAATTTTGTTTGTAGTAAAAATATAAAGGATATGGTTAATTGGTGTAAAGATTTTGCTAGAAATATAAAGTATGATAAAGAGATAGTCTGGGTAAAAGCGTTTAAAAACAACAGAATTATAAGGATAAATAGACAATGGCAGAAATAGTCAAACCAATACAACAAGCAGTCCAGAAGATTATATCTTGGTTTGTTCCAATCCCAGAAGTTCCAGATTTACCAGATGTCGAAGAAATTAGAGGTACATTATTAAATAAACAATCAAACAATGCTCAAGTTCCTATTGTCTATGGTGAGAGATTATTAGGCGGAACAAGAGTATTTTTAGAAACATCTGGAACAGATAATACATATTTATATGGTGCTTTGGTTTTATGTGAAGGCGAAATCAATGCAATTACAGAAATTAGAGTTAATGATGATGTAGTGTCTTTTAGTGGATCATTTGCAAATGGTACACAAATTACATCTAATGATAGTAAATATGGCACAACAATTACTCTACAACCCTTTTACGGATCTGATAGTCAAGTAGCATCTAGCCTTTTAACAACATTAACATCATGGACTTCAAACCATAGATTACAAGGATTAGCCTATATAGCATTTAGATTTGAATGGGATAGCGATAAATATACAAATATTCCTAATATTCTAGTAAAAGTTCAAGGTAGAAAAATATCTACTTTTGATAGTGGTGGTAATGAAACAACAGATCAATACTCTACTAATCCTGCTTGGTGTTTATTAGATTATCTAAGAAATGAAAGATATGGTAAAGGAATAGCATTAACAGATATTGATTTAGATAGTTTTTATACTGCATCTACAATAGCTACAACACAAGTCACCTACTACACAGGAACTACAGGAAATCTTTTTGATACAAACGCTGTACTCAATTCTAATAAGAAAATTATTGATAATGTAAAAGTTTTGCTAAAAGGCATGAGAGGATTATTGCCTTATGTTCAAGGTAAATTCAAACTGCTTATAGAAACAACAGGAACAGCTACATTTACCCTTAATGAAGATAATATTATTGGCGGTATTAAGTTAGAAAGCGAAAGAAAAAACGAAAAATATAATCGTGTTAATGTAAACTTTGTAAACCCAGAAAAGAATTACCAAATAGATACTATCGTTTACGATACAGATCATTCTACTTTAAAAACTGAAGATGGCGGATTTTTACAAGAAGGCAATATAACATTAGATACAATCATATCACCCTACCAAGCTCATGAATTTGGTAAGATTATTCTTAAAAGAAGTAGAGATAACTTAAAATTGGCTCTCAGTGCAAACTATGAAACATTAGATTTAGGAGTTGGTGATATAGTTAATCTTACATCCACAATATTAGGAATGACTAACAAGCCGTTTAGAGTAAGCGGTATGACACTAAACTCTAATTTTACTACAGATCTATCTTTACAAGAACATCAAGACGCTTGGTATACCTTCTCAACAATTAATCAAGTAGCTACTGTGCCTAATACCAATTTTCCTGATCCTTTTACTATCCAACCACCTGCTTCACTAACCTTAACAGACGAAATGGTAGAATATAATGATGGCTCGGTGCTTACTAGATTGTCAGCTACGATTAGTGCATCTACCGACCAATTTGTTGCTGAATATGAGGTGGAAGCTAAACAAACTCTTGATAAAGAGGGTAATGCAGTCAGTGACCAATTTAGAGTTATTGGTAGAGGTGCAGCATTAGAATATTCTCTACTTAATGCGATTGATAATGCGACCTATGAAGTTAGAGCCAGAGCAATCAACAGTATCGGTGTTAAATCTACTTATGTCACTGCTACAAGACAGATTATTGGTCAAACTGCTGTTCCTAGTGATGTCACAAACTTCTCTATTAACGTAGTAGGTGACCAAGCTATTTTGGGTTGGACTGCGATACCAGACTTAGACTTAGACTTTTATCAACTCC